GACATGAACGGTGAGTTTGGCTTGGACATCTTTGATGCGGAGTTCAATAGCACGCTGTTCGTACTTGAGTTGGGCTAACTCGTTCAACAACGTTTCGGCATTGCGTTGATAACTGTCCATCTGTAGTCGATTGGTGAAGTTGCAGGAAAGCAGAGAAGACAAGAGCAAAACTTAGAAAAACAAACGGGCGCATCGTTCTTGCAGTTCCGTGGTGTCCTCAGTCGGTTCTGGATCTGTGGTGTCGTGCCAGATGATCTGATTCCAGAACTGGCTGTATTCGTTGAATACACGCGCCTTGGCATCGACGAAGCTGTACGCGTCGACGTAATCAATAACGTTGTGACCTCGGATCTCGAAGTAAAACTTTTTGGTGTTCATAGGAGGCTGATTTCAAGGAATGATTTGGCGTCAGAAACTGACGAGAAGGTGCGTTTGTAATTAGCCATGAACGGCAGTTCACGGTCAGCCAGCCACAGGGCGTAGCCACCGAAGTCCTGAGTGATCTTGGCGATTGGAGTGCCGTTGAGAGAGGCGACGATTGGGAAGCCGTCTCTGGCACTTGCATACTGTACACGACTGCCCGTAGGCGTCAAGGGTTGAGCATGCTGAAAGCGGTAATTCTTTGAGTCCAATGCGTCTCATGGCGAGAAAGGTCTGCGCCAGCAGCGGCGACAGGGAAAGCAGGCTGATCAGGGAAGGCGTACAAGGCGATGAACCGTTGCACCTGAATGCCGTAGTTCTCGGCCAGACAGAGACGATACGCCTGCATCTGGGTCATGGCCTCATCGCTGATCTGCTTGGTTGGCTTGGCCTTGCCCGGTGCCTTGGTCTTGAGGTCAAGCAGGCAGAACTCACCGTTCAACTTGACAAGGGCGTCCAAGGTGCCGGCAAAAGGAACCAGCCCTTCATCACTGCAGACCTGATGCTCGGTGCAGACGACGTGATCGAGGTGCTTCCAGAGCGGAGCCTTAATGATGTTCTCGCACCAAGGAGCAATGTGTTCAGGAATCTCAGGTGATTCTCGATTTAAGAATTGTTCAAACCAGTCGTGAATCTGTGAGCCACGTTTGGCGGCTTGATCTCGGGTCTCATCAGGATCACCACCTTCCGCAATAATCTTTGCCTTCCAGCGGCGCAGTGCCATCTTTGTGGCTTCTGATTGCGTAGCAGACAGGATCGAGGTGATGCTGCTGTAACGCAGATCAGGACGACGTTCGTTCCAGTAGTAGCGAGGCTGCCCTACAGGATTGCGCTGTATCAGTGGCAGACGCTGCAGAGGCACGAAGTCGCTACTGCTTTCAGGGATGGTAACGAAGATCACAGGATGAAATCATCCTCAGGAATGTCTTCGGAATCACTAGCTTCGCGTAACAGGTTTCTGTACGCAGGAAATTCACCTTTGAAGTTTGCAGCCATTGGATGACGGCGGAACTCAGCGAGGTTCATGGCAGTACCTGGAGGAGCCTTATCAAGGTCTTCCAGCGTCCAACGGCCAGATTCGACGCCTTGGCGCAGCGCCTTGATGGCATCAGTTTCAGTGAAGCTTTTGAGGCGGGACATGATGAAAACGGTTTACTTGTTTGTGAATGCTTGACGGAGGTAGCGCAAGATATTCATGTCTTTTTCAGGTGAAACGTGTTGCCGCAAATAACTATTATCAAAGATCAAAGATGGACGCTGTATTCGGTTGGCGTTGAAAGGATTATTTGATTCGGATGTTTGATACCCAAAGTCACGCATGTCGTATCCAAACGCCCAACCGTCAAGCGTGCAGGTTGCCTTTTGATAAGCGACGATATTAACTACCACTTTTGACCATCCGGCCATCAATTTCTTTTTAATTTTTGTCTCATCTGCCCCACCACCAGTCCACATACAGAGGTGGTAGTGCTGCTGGCTGACACTTCTAACTTCCCAGCAATCGCCGACATCTGTGGTGCCAAAAGCAGTCAAGATGTCATTCCAGTCAATCTCCATATCGAAGTATTTAATTAGCGCGACCTCACCGCAAACGCCGATCAAGTCAATCATGAACGATGAATGAGCAGAACTCGAGACATCCTTGCGCTTATTTTTGCGGCCATTGCTATGTCGTGTTTTTGCCGCATTTGCACAAAGTTGAAGTTCGTGTTTGTCAAGGACAACGGTTGGCTTCTTCAAAACTCCGTCTCCTTGTAAGAACCAAAAGAATCGAGCCTGCCCCAGACCTTTTCCTTGACTGCCCTGCGTTGCTCCTCCTGCGCTAGCGGGTGCTTGCTGTAGCGGCCAGAACGCGGTGATCTGGGATCTTCCTCGCCGGACATCGGGACAAACGTCCAGTACAGGCCATCACCGTCGTAGCGACCTAGGGGATGACCATGAACGGCATCAGGCGGTGGCGAGGTGCTGTTGTTGGCCGTGTAGCTGACAGAGCGGGTCTTGGCATCAGCGACCTGCCAGACGTGCTTGCCGGCATGCTCAGGTGCGAACAGTTTCATCGTGAGACTCAGGTGAGATAGGTGAACAAGAATCAGTCCTCAACCCAGCAGCGGTTGCCTTCGTCCCACCACCGGCCAGCACGCTGCGGTTTGTGTTCCTCCAGGTACACCTCGTACTTGCCGTCACGAAGCCAGCGAAACAGGTCAGGAAGGCTCCCCACGAACTCGTCAGCGGCCTTCTTGCGCTTCTGCTCCTCAATCGCCCTTCTGGCGGCTTCTAGAAGCCTCTCAGCGCCATCCTCCTTCGTGATGGCCTTCCACTCGTCATACGCCTTTGGCTTGGTTTGGGAGGACACCCGATCAGGCGCTGACTGGTACAGCCTCCAGAAGGTTTCGAACTCTTCGGAATACTCCGTTTTAGTGTATCGCTTTGAACTTTTTGGCTTTTTAGGATTTTGAAATTCGACCGTACTATCTATATTATTAGAAAGTAATTCTTCTTTAATAGAAGAAGAAGAATAAGAAGAAGAGGCTTCGCTCGCTTTTGCTCGCTCCGCCAGCGTAACGGGCGTGTCAAGCACCTGCTCGATCAAAAGGGCGCAAAACGTAGCCGTGGGAAGGGATCTGGGTTTTTTGAGCAGCAGTTTTTCGGCGGTGAAGGCGTCCAAAGTCAACTTGATGACCATTGAAGCGTCTGAACCTGTGGTTTCTTCGGGTTCCATGAAGTGCGTCAAAGCGACTTGAGGTTATGGGGATTCCCGAGTCCCGTCAAGTAACCTCAGGTGCGTCTCAAGGAATTTATTTGAGACTCGCCCCGAACGCCAGAATGTGGGTATGGTGTTCAGGTACTCACGCCATTTCCCATGGCCATCCAACTGACCGCCAAAGCTTCCACCCTGAAGACCGTGATGCTCCAGATCGAGCCTGATCTGTATGCACGCATCAAGGCCGCTGCCAAGCAGCACAACCTGCCCGCCGCTGTCGCCATGCGTCAGATCCTTGAGCAGGGCATTGAAGAGGTCGAGGCCAACGCCTGATGACCAGCACTCCCGTCTATCCCCAACTGGCGGGAGTCATCACTCTTTCTGACGTAAAACAGAAAGGGACTGGCTCCTACGCCGCCGACTACGTTGCCTGGGCAAAGGTGATGCAGTTGATCAATCAGCACGCCAATGGCTGGTTGCCTGAACTGATCGCTGCTGACGACTCCTGCTTCGTCCATCGTGCGCCTGATGGCACCGGCTACCTGTGCATTCAGTTTGTCAATGGCAACTGCAGCACCCCGATCTGGCCGTTCCCGATCACCGATCCACGCAACAACGCCATCCCCTACGACAAGATCAGCGCACGCAATTTCACAGATTCTCACCGCCGAGGCATCTGTTCTGCCGCTGCTGCGTTCTTCTCCTTGGCGTTTGAGTTGTGGGCAAGGGAAGAGGTGACTGCATCAGGTGAATCAGTTGAGACTCAACCTGAGATTCAACTGCAACAGGATGCGCAGAAGCCTGCACCCAAGCCAGCGGGCAAACGCATCGCCAAGCCTGCAAATGATGCAAATGCATCAGCGCCGTCAGCCGACAGCGAAGCCAACATCAAGCAAGGTCTCATTGACAACTGCGTCGATCTGATCCAACGCAAACTTGACCGCACCCAGCAAATTGCCTGGATCGCGGACAAAGCCACCAAGTGGGACCTTGATGAAAGCGGCAGTAAGCTTGCGCAAATGTCCGTCGATCAGCTCCAAAGCTGCATTGATGACCTGGGCAGCAAACCCGACCTGAAGCAGTGATGGCTACTCCCGCAGGAAACAAAATGCGGGTGCAAGTACTCCTTGACCCTGAAGCATTGCAACTGATGGAGCGTGAAGTCGCGCTGCGTTACAACAGTGCTTCACGGGTCACTGTTTCTTCTCTCGCCAACGAGATCATCAAATCTCACTACGCAATCCTTGAGTCTCAAGATGAGCAACTTTGAATCGGCGTTTGACGCCAAGTTTTCACTGTTCCAGGTGAAACAAAAAAAGAGCGACAAAGCTCCTGACAAGACCGGCACCATCGAGCTGGAACTGTCAGAGGCCATGAAGCTGGCCGAGTACCTCACCGCCCATCCGGGTGAAGAAGGTTACGGCGGCAAGACCGTGATCAAGCTGGCCATTTCGGCTTGGGATCGCTGTTCCACCACCGGCACCGAATACACCAGTGGCACCGTCTGGGCGAAGAAGCCTGAAGCTGGAGTGAACGACCTTCCAGTGTTCTGATGGACTTCACTGCTCTATTTCCTGAGCATGTCGAGCCGAATCGCGGACCGGGCATCTCCTATTGCGTTGCACCTAATGCACGTATGTTCGACTATGAACTGGTTATGCCTGGCGAGCGTCGGTTGCGCGGTTGCTTGCGTGCTATCAACAAAAAGGACGCAGAGCGGATCCTGCAAAATCGGCATCCGGGTGCCACCAAAATTGACATCGGAGAAGGCCGCAAAATCATTTCTGCTCCTCCGAAGACTTGATCCATGCTGAACAACAAGGCATATGTGCCAGACAAGTTCAAACCGTTGATGCCACCGCCACCACCTGTTCACAAAGATCCTGAGATCGACAGGCAGTTGATGGCCGACTATGCCCGCAAGCGTTATTACGCTCACCTTTCAATTGATTTGGATGATTTGGGATGAAAAAGATCAGCGCAAAACAAGCAGCATTGGTGTCTGCTCATCTGCTCAAAACAACGCCTGATCTTTACGGCGCTGAGGACTTTTTTGTGATGGACAATCGCCAGCACATCCTTGACGCGTTGTACATGATCGACGGCCGGCATAAGCCGAATCACAAGATGCGTGGTCTTTACACCGGCCTGTTCACCAAGTACTTCAAGGGCTGATGAAGGCGTTCAATCATCCGCCTCGCTACCGTCATGGGAGATGGGTTCCCGTCATGGCCGCCCCAAACGCTGACTTCGAGTTCACGGAAGGCCACATCAGGATTCTGCTGTGGATGTGTGACTCACATCAGGAATGGGTTGATAACGCCTGCGCAAAGATTATGCAGAACGGTGAGATGCCGTCTGATAACTTGATGCGCTGCCGCGAAGGTATCGCAGACCTCAAATGTTGGGCATTGCGTCTACTTGAAATTGTCGAGGCAACTCCCGATGATGAAGAGTACGAAGATGAAGATGAGGACGACGATGAGTATTCACCGGAACTGGCACGTTTCGCAGGTGATCTCGAAGCGGAATGGAGCCTTTATCGACGTGCTGGAAGACGGTCCGTACATCCTTTACAGAAGCTGCGCCGGTGGCTTGTGTCGCTACTCGGATGACCTGTGGCAGGCTGAGATGTACATCGAACACCTGCTTGCACAGATGGTGCCTACTCCGACTGAATAATTGATTTTTGAAGGATGTCATCCTCAAGGTCAGGCCGTCCAAGGTTACGAGCAGCTTCACCAGCCAGCCATTTCGTGATTGTCCGTTGCTGATGCAGCATGGTGTTCAACAGCAGTGCCGCGTTGTATATCCCTTTGATATCTCCATGCTTCAGCCATTCCTCAAGCATCTTGGCCGTAGCGATCTCAGAGAACTGACTCTCCTGAGTGCGTTCAATCGGATGCCATTCCATAAGCGGTCTGAGCAGCAGATACTGCCATACTCTCAGTATCAAAGCAGGTATGCAGGTAGAACACCGTACTTTGCTTTAGAAACCACGCACGCCAATATCCACTGACGCCAAAGCGTACCCAGACGGCACCATGGCCATCACGCGAAAAAGCTGGAGGAGTCACCTGTTTTCTTCTTCCTTTCGACTGCAATCGTCCCTACGATTTGTGCAAACGGAGCCGCGTCATGCACTCTTGGATCGACGAGACCAGTCTGATTCCAAAGAGAGAAACAAGGGCGCGATTCAGATTAAAAATCTTTGATGCTTTTTGCGGTAAATGTGCCTATTGCGATGAGCCAGCGCAATCGCTAGATCACATCATCCCACGTCATCGCGGCGGGCAAACTGTGATAGAGAACCTAGTGCCAGCATGCCTGCGCTGCAATGGATCCAAAGGATCAACAGAATGGACACTTTGGTATAGAGAGCAAGATTTTTATACACAAGATAATGAAATTGCAATCTGGTATTGGATGTACCAGTTCAGGGATTTACCTTAGAAGCTGACACTTTAGTGTCGTTGTTGTAATGCCCAACTTCGGCATAGCTTTTGAGTGGTTTTTCACTCATTTCAAAGAAAATTATCTGTCCAATTTTGAGTCCCGGATACAACGGTAGTGAATGCATTTTGCGTGCATTTTGCAGCTCCAGTGTCAGCTTTGAACCGTGCCAACCCGGATCGATCCAGCCGGCCAGCATGTGGGAATAACCTTCCCTTGCCCTGCTGCTCTTCAGCGCAAACTGTCCGCTGATGTGTTCGGGAATGTCAAACGTCTCGCGGGTTTCGGCCAGCACAAACTCACCAGGCCGCAGCCAGTAAGGATCCTGTGCGGTGTAGCCCTGCAGGCTGAGCAACTGCATCGTCATATCGACCGGCGACTCGATCATCAGGTTGTCGCCCAGCAGCACGTCAATTGATGCGGGGTTAAGTAGCTCCAGATCGAACGGCACGATCATGCCGCCGCCTTCACACAGAGAGCGGATCTGCCAGTCGCAAAGAACAGACACTCAGTAATCCCAACGAATACGTGGACGACCCAGCCGCATGCCTAGATGCACAAACCCCTTGGTTGCACCGTATCCCAAGGAGTACGGCCAGGTCTGATCACAGTACTCTTGCACCTCGTAGATGTCCACGTCCTTGACGTAAAAGTCAATCGCGCCAACGCCTGTCATGTTGTACAGATGCTCGCTGTTGCTGGCACCGCCCACTTGCTTGTTAATGGCTGGTGGGCGATAGCCAGAAGTAATAATGATCGACTTGCCGCCAAAATGGCTGCGCACCTTCTCCAAGTACTTGCACATCTCCAGAGCCGTGTCGCACTGTGCTTGCACCTGAAACCGGCGCTTCTCGTCAAACAATGCCAGTTCGCCGTAGGTGATATTTGGTGTCACCTTGAAGTTGAACGGCTTGTCAGGCGTGAACTTGTCGTTCGCGGGCTTGCCCTGCACATGCTGGTTCATTAGTTTGATCAATTTGTCGGCGTAGGTGGGATCAGTGGCATAGCCGTCATTTACCAGCCAACGTGCAGCGTCTTCACGATCAGCCGCATTGTTGCAACCCTTGTAGACGTGATAGTCCTTGTACCACCGCTCTACCAAGTAGAACACGCAAGTTTCAAGATCAGGAAAATCAAGGAACGTATCCTGAATTGTGATCCAACGTCCGTTGACGTACTCCTTTGTGTTTCGCGTTGTACCAGTACCCTTCAGGCCAAAAAAATTGTTTTCACCTGATACGTGCTTGCCATAGCCAGATTCCAACGCCCACTGCGCAGCAACAAGTTCAGGGAACTTCGCGCCAGCCTTCTTGGCAGCAGCGCAAACACCATCCCAATTGTTATCAAACCTGTCTTGTTTACCAGCCTGACTCCACGTCTTGAACCATTGCTGATCGCGATTCAAGATACCAGGCGATACCTTTAATAACGCAGATTCCAGTTCAAATATGGCCGCCGTTTGATGCGGCAGCTCCTTGTAATACTTGAACAAATCAACTAGCCGCAGGCGGTTCTGGGTCGTCATCGTTCCAAGGAGATGAGATGGACATTGGACCACCCAGAAGGCGGCTGTCTCCAGTTTGCTCAGGCGTAGGCTCTTCGTGTTTAATCACAGGCTGACGTTTGTTTCGCTCCATTTCAAGATCAATCACCTGATTGACCTTTTCAATTTCACGATCTAGTCGTGGCGTCAGAGTTGCATGAAACTTGGCTTGTTGTGCAGCACGCAGTAGGTGATGCCGCCAGTCACGCTTGTCGTAACGCCACAACCACACAACGTCAGCGTTCAGCGCTTTGGGAAAATAATCTTCAGAGCCTTCACAATGAGTTGTACCCAAGAGTTTTCTTTAATGGGCAGCAGGGCAATGATTTCAGAGCCGGCAGCGATCACAATCGCAATGGCAGCAGCAGTCGTGGGATCCATGACGAAATAGCGTCTGCTACCAGCTTATGGCTTGATCTCCAACTTGATCAACCGTTGCTCGTGATCAAGGATACGATCATCCATCTTTCCAATCTTTTCTTCAAATTTGATTTGATTTTGAAGTACATCATCAAGTTTGGTCGGCACCGTGTACACCAAGTAAAAGATGCCCGAGGCTAAAGCCACAGTTGCTGCAACGCCAATGCCCGCAACGGTTTCTTGCTTGACTCCACGCCAAAAACCATTCTCAGACATCGCACGTCTGCAACTACTTTTAGATCTTACCGTCCCTGCCCACGGGTCAATTTGCGACCGTGGTTAGGCAAGGAATGTTTTCCATTTCCCTGCCGTGTTTTCTTAGGTGGGCGTGGAACAAATTGAATGGCTTTGACGCCAACCTTGCTTTTTACTGCCACGGCACACCTGCAGCCTGCGTCGGATGCCGCTGTTCATCAAGTTGATGCTGCAGGGCGCCTTCGATCTCGGTCACCTTCTCAGCGCCGAAGTTGTCCTTCACCCATTGCACCACCTGTTCTTCCGTTAACTGGTTGTACGGAATGAGTTTGTCGGGGCGCTCAAAGCCGACGGACCCATAGGCCGAGCTGGCGTAGGTGCCATCTTCAGCCGAGAGCGTCCAGTGTGCCGTCAGAACGAATCCATCGGCGGTCTCTCTTTCGAGGTTGGCGATCCGCCAGGTGAAGGTGGTGCTAGGGGTAGCGCTGGGCATGGATTTCTGTGCCGTGGCGTCAATCTATCAAATCTCCGGCATTTCGTACTCCTTTGTGGTATTGCAATAATGTTTGAAGATCACCTCGCTGGTGTTGCCTGCCCAAGCCGCCACCTGAGGTACTGGGATGCCAGCCTCAATCCAATGGCTGATTGCGGTGTGCCTGCAGTCGTAAGGTCGGTAAAGGTGAGAGATCAGTCCAACCTGATGTAGCGGCTGAAGCTTCTTGCGGAAGTAACTCTGAAACGCAAGTCGATCCCACGGGAAGATAAATTCGGAATCCTTCGGTAGAGACCCAAGGATCGCTTGGCACTTGCCGTTCAACGGCACCCACCGTTTTTTGTTCGTCTTGGTGCTGTCCTTCAATCCATGGGTCAAAGTCCAGTTCTGATGAACAAGGATCTTCCCGTCCTTGATATCATCCCAGCGAGCAGCACGAACCTCGCCGGTGCGCATCGCGGTCTGAAGCATGAACTCGGTGTAGGCCGACCAGTTGACCGTGCGATAGGTCAGTTTTGCCTCCAAAGCGGCCAGCACCAAGCCGATTTCATTGCGCGGAATCACGATGATTTCTTCATCGCGTTGAGGCGCCTTTGGCATCTTGAAGCTCGCAAGCGGATTGCGGTTCAGGTAACCAACGTCTTCCTGCGCTGCCCACTTATACATCGTTTTCGTGTACATCGCGACGCGACGTGAAGACAGCACAGGTTTCTGCCCCAGCACCCAGATCATCACCTGGCGTGCTTGTTGCAGATCTTGGATCGGGCATCGCTTTAACCACTTGGTCACCTGCCTGTAGTCGGAGGTGAGGCTGGTGGGGCAAAGCGAGATGGATCGCTCAGCGACAAAGGCATCCCAAAGCTGGGACACCGAATAGGATGTGGTCATCGTTCCAGAGCAGTGGAGCGGTCATGGGGTAGGCAGTTGGCGCTGCGCTACCTCACAATCTTATACCAGAGCCAGACCTCGATCAGAGGATGACTACTCGTCCTCGTCCATCTCAAGCCAGCTCGGGTAAATCAAGGCGAAACACTCTGGACATTCAACAAGATCTTCTTGGATCTCCGCCTTGCGCTGTTCAATGCGCTCCCGGCGCTCTGGGGCAAAATCTTTGGTGAGTTCCGAGAAGGAGCGCGTCATGGGTAGGGAAGGTGACTACTGGGCTTCGGTTACAGGCTCACTGGCGTCGAGTTCTCTGGCAATTTCTTTGAGGTGTTCAGCGCAGCACATACCGTTCCAATCAAAATAAAATTGTTCTGCCACAGTACGAAGAGCGGCGGCAAGCATTTCAGCCTCTGTGACTTCGCAGTTATAAAGATCGGCCAAAGTGCCGTAGGCGTCCCAGACAGCTTGCGCTTGGGGTGAAAGTTCAGACATAGTAGCGGGAATGACTAGGACAGCGCGAGCAAAGTCCACAAAGCCGAACTCAGTGGAAGTAAAGAACATGCCAGCTAGTTTTTGCAGTTCCTCGTCCGTCGGCTCTTTCGGCTCGGGCTGGGCCAAGGCGGCGCGGGCGCGTAGGCATAGCTCATCTTCGTCTGGAGCGGTAGACCAGTGGGCGTAGCCTTCGTTCTCCAGTGCGGCCAGCAGCTCAGCGCACAGCGCTCGGAAGTCAGTCATCGAGTTGCTCCAGTGCGCGGCGGACAATCGACCAATCATCTTGCGTTTCTTCTCCGGCCATCATCCGATTATGCGCTTCCAGCGCCTGCTCCTTCAAGCTTGGCGGCTTGGGGCGGCGGGCGGAGCGGATGTAGCGAGCAAAGTCATAAGCGTCCTCACCAGCATTGATTTCAACCAGCCTGAGGCACGCCTCCAGCTCTTGGTCGGCACCAGCTTGGAATGCTTGGCGGGCAACATTCTTGAGTCGGTTGGTGGTAATGGTGATGACAGCTTGCTCCGAGGGGTCCCACGGGTAGCCGTCGTCGATCAGCCATTCGCCCACTTGCTCGTCGCTTAATTCCAGCGGTGAGGTGATCGGGTGCTTGTAATCTTGGGTCATCGTCGATCCTCCAATCGGCGGTCATGGGGCGGGCAGGTAGCACTGCGCCGCTCCACCACCATACCATGTGCTACAGTGCTTCGGCTGACAAGGCACCGCAACGGTTGTGATATTCCGTTGCACAGGGGCAGGGGTGACATCCTGCCCCTTTTTAATGCCGAGCAACACGGCGATACTCTTCAAGGAACTCCTCGCCCATCAACTCCACCAGTCGCTCGTAGGTGACGTTGTTGATCAGGCGAAGACATTCTCTGAAGCGCCGCTCGTTTTCCTCCGGTGTGATTTCGTCAGGCACAGTAACGAGTAGGACTTATGGCTCTAGCGCGGTAACACGAGCCTTCAGGGACTCAATCTCAGCCAACGCTTCCTGCAGCGCAGCGGTCAGCAACGGCACCAGTTTGGACTGGTCGATGCCTTGGTAAATAGGTTTGCCGTTTTCATCGACTTCATCTTTGGTGCCTTCAACTGCCTCAGGCACGACCTGCTGTGCTTCGTGAGCAATAAAGCCATCGACAGTTTGCTCGGGGTTAGCAATAAAATTAAAACGGCAGGGATTTAGCTGTTTAACTCTTTCGATTGCATTTGAGATGCTGATAATGTTTTCTTTTAAGCGATAATCCGATGAAGTATTAAAAGCGGTTGCGGTTGTTGTGACAGAAATGCCGCCAACACCTGTGCTTCCTTTGTAAAAGTTGATTACCCTGCCATCCGTACCTGTTCGCGTGAAATAGCCAGCGGCTTCGCTTGATCTGCATCCTCCAACCCAGCCGTCAGGGCTAAAAGCTACACCTGTAACTGTCGTTAGATCACCGATTCCTGTCTGGGCGTTTGTTGTTCCTATCATCACGCCACCACCGTTATTTATCCTCATCCGTTCCGTCGGGCTGCTCGCTCCATCGGCGGTAGTGGAGAACACTAGGCGGCCAGGCATGTCGCTGGCGCCGGGGGTGCCGTCTACATAGGCTTCAATTACTGCCCCTCTTTTTAGAGAAGTTCCGTCTGCTCCGGCAAAGTCAATTACACCAAGCCTGTCGCCGCTTTGAACAACGGTATTGGAGTTTAAACTTGTACCACGAGATTTGCCAAAATTTAGACTTGGACCATTTCCATCATTGGAATCAATAATGATACTTTGAGCGGCACTATTGTAACTCAACCCTTCAATTTGTACTTGAGCGGGATCCGCATATCCACCATTACGACCAGTAGACGTGCCAACTAACAGGCGTCCCGAGCTGTC